ATGACTAAAAATACTCGTTTTTCCCCCGAAGTCCGTCAGCGGGCGATTCGTATGGTTCTGGAAAGTCAGGATGAATATGACTCACAGTGGGCGGCAATTTGTTCCATTGCCCCAAAGATTGGCTGTACGCCGGAGACTCTGCGTGTCTGGGTTCGCCAGCATGAGCGGGATACCGGGGGCGGTGATGGTGGGCTCACCAGTGCTGAACGTCAGCGTCTGAAAGAGCTGGAACGTGAAAATCGTGAACTGCGCCGCAGTAACGATATCCTTCGCCAGGCTTCCGCTTATTTTGCGAAGGCGGAGTTCGACCGCCTCTGGAAAAAATGATGCCACTGCTGGATAAGCTGCGTGAGCAGTACGGGGTCGGACCGGTATGCAGCGAACTGCATATTGCCCCGTCAACGTATTACCATTGTCAGCAACAGCGACATCATCCGGATAAACGCAGTGCCCGTGCGCAGCACGATGACTGGCTGAAGAAAGAGATACAGCGCGTATACGATGAAAATCACCAGGTATACGGTGTGCGTAAAGTCTGGCGTCAGTTGTTACGGGAAGGTATCAGAGTGGCCAGATGCACTGTGGCACGTCTCATGGCAGTTATGGGACTTGCCGGTGTTCTCCGGGGTAAAAAGGTCCGCACTACCGTCAGCCGGAAAGCCGTTGCCGCATGCGACCGCGTAAACCGTCAGTTCGTGGCAGAACGTCCAGACCAGTTGTGGGTGGCTGATTTTACCTGGGTAAGCACATGGCAGGGCTTCGTTTATGTGGCGTTCATCATTGATGTGTTCGCCGGATACATCGTGGGATGGCAGGTCTCATCATCCATGGAAACAACATTCGTGCTGGATGCACTGGAGCAGGCGTTGTGGGCCCGTCGGCCGTCCGGCACAATCCATCACAGTGATAAAGGTTCTCAGTATGTATCGCTGGCCTACACGCAGCGGCTTAAGGAAGCCGGATTACTGGCATCAACAGGGAGTACTGGCGACTCGTATGACAACGCGATGGCTGAGAGCATCAATGGTCTTTACAAAGCGGAGGTAATACACCGTAATAGCTGGAAAAACCGGACAGAAGTGGAACTGGCCACACTAACGTGGGTGGACTGGTATAACAATCGACGATTGCTGGAAAGGCTGGGCCATATTCCTCCGGCAGAAGCAGAAAAAGCTTATTATGCTTCCATCGGAAATAATGATCTGGCAGCCTGAGTTCACAGATAAAATACTCTCCAGGAAACCCGGGGCGGTTCACCCTGTTCAGAACATAACTGATACACAAAAGCATTGCGTAATACATCCAGTGATCTGGAAGTATTTCGGGGTTCCTTATATCTACCCACTCTTTAATTGATGCTGGGGTGATTATTATCAAGGCAATTAAAATAATAAGCATATGAATTAACTGTTGTAGCGTAAGACCACGCAGGAAGAAACGTAATAGTTCCTGCCACCAGTTACTCATCGGTGAATCTCCATCATTCTCTCTGTAGGGGTGAATAGAGTTTATCCGATTTCTCGCTGTAGGGGTACACGAGAACCACCGAGCCTGATGTGGTTAAAAGACAGGCATACGAATAAACACTGCACTGTGTATTCATTCCAACGAGTGAATACACGGAGCAATGTCGCTCGTAACTAAACAGGAGCCGACTTGTTCTGATTATTGGAAATCTTCTTTGCCCTCCAGTGTGAGGGCAATTTTTTTGACGGAGGATATATGAGTGAAGTAACAGATTTAGTTGTTATTGAAAAAGCAAATGCAATGACTGTAATTTAGTCTGCCGACCAGATTGAAGAAATTCTTCAAAAGGTTGAACGTGAAGTTATGTCCTTTGTGCCTGATATCACAACGGCAAAGGGCAGAAAGGAGATCGCTTATCTGGCGTATAAAGTTGCGCAGACGAAAACATATCTCGATGGTCTTGGCAAAGACCTTGTTGCTGAACTGAAGGAAATTCCAAAGCTAATTGATGCTAACCGCAAGACAGTGCGCGATCGCCTTGATGAACTGAAAGCCAAGGCGCGCCAGCCTCTTACTGATTATGAGGAAGAACAGGCGCGGATTAAAGCCGAAGAAGAAGCTAAGGCAGCAGCTGAAGCTCTCGCAAAGCAAATTGAGTCTGACCATGAAATAGCGATTTTGATGGATCGCGAATTTGACCGCCAAAGAGAAGAGGCAAGACTCAAAGCGGAGCAGGAAAAGCGAGAGCATGAAGAACGCTTAAAAAGAGAAGCTGAAGAGAAAGCCAGAGCTGAAGCCGAAGCAAAGGCAAAAGCCGAAATTGAAGCAGCAGCAAGGCGAGAAGCAGAAGCTAAGGCCGCAGAGGAACGTGCAGAGCGTGAACGCATTGAAGCCGAGCAACGAGCACAGCGCGAAGCAAAAGAGGCAGCAGAACGAGCTGAAAGAGAAAAGCATGCGGCAATTGAAGCAGAACGCCGTAAAGCACAGGAGGAGGCAGAACGAATCCTGCGCGAGGCTGAAGCAAAAGAGCAAGCCAGAATAGCAGAAGAAAAAAGAATCAAGGACGAAGAAGAGCGTAGAGCAAAGGATAAAGCTCACCGGAAAGAAGTAAATAACAAAATACTTGCTGACCTTATCAAGGTTGGCGCATCAGAAGATGTTGCTAAAAATATCATAACAGCCATCGTAAAAGGCGAATTATTCGCAACAAAAATAACCTACTAATAAAACCAACATAAGGAACCACCCATGATTTACGCAATCGCGGGAGGCGCTCGCATGGGTGCCTTCCAATTAAATGAATCTTTACTTGAACGAATCACCCGTAAATTACGTGACGGATGGAAAAGAGTTGAGGTCTTATTATGCGCAATGAAATAGCCATCAATCACCAGATGCTTCGTGCTGCACAGAACAAGGCAGTAATAGCCCGATTTATTGGTGATTCAAAAATGTGGCTTGAAGCAAATAAAGCGATGAAATCAGCTATCAACCTTCCGTGTTATCGCAGGAAATGAGTTTTACAGATAACTGGTCAGACGAAGAATTCATTCGTCAGATGAAAGAATTAATCGGTAACGAAGGAGATATTCATGTCACTTGCAACCACAGTGAAGGAGAGCAAGTTACAGAGGCGCATGTACACGCAGAAAGCTCTCTGGTATCGCCATAATGGTGACCGCGAAGGAATGCGGGTATGCCTTAATTTGTCCCGAGTCGAAGTATTAAATCAGCGTTATTTCCTTGGGCCGTGTCCATTCTGAGAACAATCATATGAGCAAAGAATTTTACGCAAGACTGGCAGCTATTCAGGAGAATCTGAACGCGCCAAAGAATCAGTACAACTCATTCGGCAAATATAAATACAGAAGCTGCGAAGATATTCTTGAAGGCGTTAAGCCGTTACTGAATGGCCTGTTTTTATCAATCAGCGATGAAGTTGTGTTGATTGGTGATCGGTATTATGTGAAAGCCACGGCAACTATTACCGATGGCGAAAACAGTCATACGGCAACCGCTCTTGCACGAGAGGAAGAAAGCAAGAAAGGAATGGATTCTGCACAAGTTACGGGAGCTACAAGCTCTTATGCACGCAAGTATTGCCTCAATGGTTTATTCGGCATTGATGATGCGAAAGATGCAGATACCGACGAGCATAAACATCAGCAGAACGCAGCAGCAAAGCAATCAAAACCATCACCTACACCTGAACAGGTTCTAAAAGCATTCACTGACGCAGCAATGCAGAAAAACACCGTAGAAGAGCTTAAACAGGCGTTCGCCAAAGCGTGGAAGATGCTCGAAGGCACACCGGAGCAGCACAAAGCGCAGGACGTTTACAACATCAGACGAGACGAATTAGAAGGAGCTGCTGCTTAATGGCACATTCGATTACTGTAAGACTAAACAAGCCCGCAAGAGAGTTTCAGACCGGGGAAAATATCGGATTCAACATCCGTGCTGGCGTTCAGTATTACGATCGCCAGACAAAAAAGAAAGAATGGACAAACTACAGCGCCGTTGTATTTGCCAAGCCGGGAGCGCAAGCGGATTACTACCGTAGTGTTCTTGTTGAAGGTGGCATTGTGGAAATTACCGGAGAAAACATCAGGGTTGATGTTTATCAGGGGCAAAATGGTCAATCAATCACTCTTGAATTACTGAATGCAAAGATTGGATTTGCAGCTTCAGGAAATGGCCCGCAGCAGCAAAGTAGTAACCAGCAGAACACTCCTGTATACGACGATTCCATCCCATTCTGATTTAGAAAAATAAGGATTTAATTATGCCAGCGCCTCTGTATGGTGCGGATGACGCGCGCCGCTGTTCCGGCAATTCCGTATCGGAGGTGCTGGATAAATTCAGAAAAAACTACGATCGGATAATGTCGCTACCGCAGGAAACGAAAGAGGAAAAGGAATTTCGCCATTGTATATGGCTTGCAGAGAAAGAAGAACGCGAGCGAATTTACCAGACATCAATCCGACCATTCCGCAAAGCCACATATACCCACTTCCCTGAAATTGACCCGCGCCTGCGTAATTACCGCTCACGCTATGGCGCTATCAGTAATGACTGAGGAATTTACCATGAGAGGACTTGCATACAATCCCGGCATTCTTCCGGCAGAAATGATTATTCGCCAACGCGCAAAGCCAATGCCATCGAGAGAGGAATTGCTTAAGAGAAAGAGTTTCGGTTCTGTTAATGACAACAAATATCTGAATGCGATGTGGCGGAGTGGGAAGAAATGAAACAAATGACACTAATTGAGATGGATGGTTTTCTGAAAGGTAAATGCATCCCAAGTGATTTAAAGGTTGACGAAACAAACGATGAATATCTTGTCCGTAAGTTCGGTGAACTTGAATCAAAACTAGAAACGGCGTTGCGGGAGTGTCGTTCTGCTGGAATCACGATTGATAACCTTGAGGCTAAATGCGCGAAGATGGCTGCTGAAAATTCCTCGCTTAAGCAATCTGAGAAGGAATTTAATGACTTTTGTCGTGAGGAGTTTAGCGAATGGGAAGATGATATTACTGAAACCCCAGCCACCGATGCTTTTCTGGCTGAAGTGAAGACTGAAGCACGCAAGGAGGGCGCTTACTTTGTGGCGAACAGAATGCTGGCTGCCTGGGAAGCTGGTTTTATTGATGATACTGCGAAGAACGCCGCTGATATTGCCCGGATGATTCTTACCTCTACTGAGTTTATGGCCAATGCGCCGGAAGGCGATTTTGACCGTTCATTCTCTGATGGCGTTCTCGAAGATATCGCCGAACAGCTTCGTAAAGGAGTCATCCAATGAGCAAGATTGACTATCAGGCACTGCGTGAGGCGGCAGAGCGTGCAATTCCGGCAATGGAACGCCTGTTAATGTTGCCAGTTGATGATGATTTGTTAACTGAACAGGAACTTAAGGATTACGGTGTGGATATTGATGCGCTCAACGCCTTCAAATTTCTGACCGGGCCAGAAACCGTGCTGGCACTACTGGATGAACGGGAAAGAAACCAGCAATACATCAAACGCCGCGACCAGAAGAACGAGGATATTGCTCTTACGGTTGGGAAGCTGCGTGTTGAGCTTGAAGCCGTGCAGAAGACATCAGCGGCACGAATCGAAGCTATAGACCGCACTCACAAAATGTTCCAGCGTGAAAAAGATCGAGCCGATGCCGCAGAGAAGTGCATAGCAGAACTGTCTGCTAGCCACAGCAAATTGCGCGACACAATGGCTGGCATCCACAACACAATCCGAATGGATGGCGGCTATACGCCACTGGCAGCAATCCTTAACGCTGCTAAACGCGCATATGAAGAATCAGCAAGCGCAGCTGGCATTCGCATCAAAGGAGAGTGATATGAGCACTATCACTAAAGAACGTATCGAATTGTTCATTAAATCCCCGCTTGATAACGGACTTACTAGTGGCGAACAAATGGAACTGGCACGGATTGCTCTGGCATCGCTGGAAGCAAAACCAATAGGTGCATTCCACATTGCAGAACAGCAAGTTGACGGCACAAGTGACTACCTCAAGGATGGAGAATGGCCTATTGATAATGGAATTATTGAGGTCTACGCCGCTCCGCCAGTACCGGTAGTACCTGCTGCATTACCTGAGAACGACGATGAGGACGGGCATGACATTGATTATCTTGATCCATCTGAAGTTTACGCGCTTGGGCGAACAGCTGGCTGGAACGCCTGCCGCGCCGCCATGCTTCAGGGTAAATCAGAACAACCACAAAACGCACAACAAAATATTCCGGAAAATATTCCCGGTGGCAACTCTCCGGTAACTCCGGATGGTTGGGTTATGGTGCCGAAGGAGTTAACCCCGGAAATGATGAGAGCCGTTCAGATTAGAAGTGAGCTTGGAGGGTATGCTACTTCCAATCTATCTGGTGCATACAATATGTTTTCTGAGTTCTGGAATGTTGCTGTCTCAGCTGCGCCTAAGGTGGATGATTTATGAATCTATATCGCTGCCCATTCTGTGGTTCCACTGTGCTTAACATCGGATACTCATTCAGTATCAGAGGGAAAATGCGCTATGTGTCATGCAAATGTGGTGCCCAAGGACCAGAAAAACGAACTAGATCTGAAGCGATTTCTTCATGGAATAGTCGAATGAAAGTATGGGTTTATGATCCAGAAACAATATTAAACGTTGAAGAGCGCAGGAGAACAGAAGTCTATATTCATAACCTTAATGAAGATGGATTTGCACCAGTGCTTGTAAAGGCTACTCCGCAGGAGGTTAACCGTGGCTAACCTACAACTTGCCGTCAAAGGTGAATACTTCGATGCCATGATTCGAGGAGAGAAAACGGAAGAGTATCGCCTGTGTAATGACTATTGGAATAAGCGAATTATGTTCCGGGAGTATGACCGCCTGATTATCACAAAGGGATATCCGAAGCGCGACGATTCCAGCCGCAGAATTGATGTTCCGTATGACGGATATGAAATCAAGACAATCACACATCCGCACTTCGGTGATAAACCGGTAAAGGTGTTCGCGATAAAGGTGAATATCGGCAATGAATAACAATCCTCGCACTCGCGGGGATTTCTTTTATCTGAACTCGCTACGGCGGATTTTGTTTTATGGAGATGATAAATGCACTTCCGAGTCACAGGTGAATGGAATGGAGAACCATTCAACAGAGTTATCGAAGCAGAGAACATCAATGACTGCTATGACCACTGGATGATATGGGCGCAGATAGCACATGCAGACGTAACCAATATTCGAATTGAAGAACTGAAAGAACACCAAGCCGCCTGATGGAGGTTTTTTTTATTGGAGACAAGAAATGTCAGATTTGTCTATGAAGGTTTTGAAATGGCAATCGACTGGCGATGTTGGCATCAGTAGCGCAACTCTTGCCTCAATCGCATGTGGCCTGAAAAAGAATATCTATGGTCATCACTTCGGCGCTCCCCATGACGCAGCAGACTTCCGACGATGCGTTGCACTTGTTGAGAAGATTCCAGAAATCAGAGATTCATTCGACAAGGTTGCAAAGCGCGTTCCGGCATTCAAAGGCATCCTCAACGAATGGGATTCCCTCGTTGCTCTGTTGAAGTCTGAAATGAAGATACACGGAAACAAAGCACCAGAGACTTACAGGAGAATCAGCGAGTTACGAAAGGACTAACCACAGCCTCACACTCGATGAGGCCTGTTCATGGCTCAATGATATCCAGACCTACCATCGCCGCATCAATGCGGCTTTTCTTGCGTGTAATTGCGGAGACTTTGCGATGTACTTGACACTTCAGGAGTGGAATGCACGCCAGCGACGCCCAAGAAGCCTTGAAACAGTTCGTCGATGGGTGCGCGAATGCAGGATATTCCCTCCTCCGGTTAAGGATGGAAGAGAGTATCTGTTCCACGAATCAGCGGTAAAGGTTGACTTAAATCGACCAGTAACAGGTAGCCTTTTGAAGAGGATCAGAAATGGGAAGAAGGCGAAGTCATGAGCGCCGGGATTTACCCCCTAATCTTTATATAAGAAACAATGGATATTACTGCTACAGGGACCCAAGGACGGGTAAAGAGTTTGGATTAGGCCGAGACAGGAGGATAGCAATCACTGAAGCAATACAGGCCAACATTGAGTTATTTTCAGGACACAAACACAAGCCTCTGACAGCGAGAATCAACAGTGATAATTCTGTTACGTTACATTCATGGCTTGATCGCTACGAAAAAATCCTCGCCAGCAGAGGAATCAAGCAGAAGACTCTCATAAATTACATGAGCAAAATTAAAGCAATAAGGAGGGGGCTGCCTGATGCTCCACTTGAAGACATCACCACAAAAGAAATTGCGGCAATGCTCAGTGGATACATAGACGAGGGCAAGGCGGCGTCAGCCAAGTTAATCAGATCAACACTGAGCGATGCATTCCGAGAGGCAATAGCTGAAGGCCATATAACAACAAACCCGGTCGCTGCCACTCGCGCAGCAAAATCAGAGGTAAGGAGATCAAGACTTACGGCTGACGAATACCTGAAAATTTATCAAGCAGCAGAATCATCACCATGTTGGCTAAGACTTGCAATGGAGCTGGCTGTTGTTACCGGGCAGCGAGTTGGTGATTTATGCGAAATGAAGTGGTCTGATATCGTAGATGGATATCTTTATGTCGAGCAAAGCAAAACAGGCGTAAAAATTGCCATCCCTACAACATTGCATGTTGATGCTCTCGGGATATCAATGAAGGAAACACTTGATAAATGCAAAGAGATTCTTGGCGGAGAAACCATAATTGCATCTACTCATCGTGAACCGCTTTCATCCGGCACAGTATCAAGGTATTTTATGCGCGCACGAAAAGCATCAGGTCTTTCCTTCGAAGGGGATCCGCCGACCTTTCACGAGTTGCGCAGTTTGTCTGCAAGACTCTATGAGAAGCAGATAAGCGATAAGTTTGCTCAACATCTTCTCGGGCATAAGTCGGACACCATGGCATCACAGTATCGTGATGACAGAGGCAGGGAGTGGGACAAAATTGAAATCAAATAATGATTTTATTTTGACTGATAGTGACCTGTTCGTTGCAACAAATTGATAAGCAATGCTTTTTTATAATGCCAACTTAGTATAAAAAAGCAGGCTTCAACGGATTCATTTTTCTATTTCATAGCCCGGAGCAACCTGTGAACACATTTTCAGTTTCCCGTCTGGCGCTGGCATTGGCTTTTGGCGTGACGCTGACCGCCTGTAGCTCAACCCCGCCCGATCAACGTCCTTCTGATCAAACCGCGCCTGGTACCTCTTCTCGCCCGATTCTGTCGGCAAAAGAAGCGCAGAATTTCGATGCTCAACACTATTTTGCATCCCTGACACCAGGTGCAGCAGCGTGGAATCCTTCCCCGATTACCCTGCCTGCGCAACCTGACTTTGTTGTCGGCCCGGCGGGCACTCAAGGTGTAACGCATACCACGATTCAGGCGGCGGTAGATGCGGCAATTATCAAGCGTACCAACAAGCGCCAGTATATTGCCGTGATGCCTGGTGAGTATCAGGGAACGGTATATGTCCCTGCCGCTCCGGGTGGAATTACTCTGTACGGTACAGGTGAAAAACCGATTGATGTGAAGATTGGGCTTTCCCTTGATGGTGGCATGAGCCCTGCCGACTGGCGTCACGACGTCAACCCGCGCGGCAAATATATGCCAGGTAAACCAGCGTGGTATATGTACGATAGCTGCCAGAGCAAACGCAGCGACAGTATCGGTGTTCTCTGCTCTGCGGTCTTCTGGTCACAAAACAATGGCCTGCAACTGCAAAATCTGACCATCGAAAACACGCTGGGCGATAGCGTAGATGCAGGTAACCATCCGGCGGTGGCACTGCGTACTGATGGTGACCAGGTACAGATTAACAACGTTAACATTCTCGGTCGTCAGAACACCTTCTTTGTCACCAACAGCGGTGTGCAGAACCGTCTGGAAACGAATCGTCAGCCGCGTACGCTGGTGACCAACAGCTACATTGAAGGGGATGTGGATATCGTTTCTGGTCGCGGCGCAGTGGTGTTCGATAACACCGAATTCCGCGTGGTGAACTCACGTACTCAGCAAGAAGCGTATGTGTTTGCACCGGCTACGCTGTCCAACATTTACTACGGTTTCCTCGCCGTAAACAGCCGTTTCAATGCTTTCGGTGATGGTGTGGCGCAACTGGGCCGCTCGCTGGATGTTGATGCCAATACCAACGGTCAGGTGGTGATCCGTGATAGCGCCATCAACGAAGGTTTTAACACGGCTAAACCGTGGGCCGATGCGGTGATCTCTAATCGTCCGTTTGCGGGTAATACCGGCAGCGTAGATGATAACGACGAAATACAGCGCAATCTGAATGACACTAACTACAACCGCATGTGGGAATACAATAACCGCGGCGTGGGTAGTAAAGTGGTTGCAGAGGCGAAGAAGTAA